TACATAAATCAAAAGATAATGCAGTACACCTAATAAAAACCGTTAAAAATCCAATTTTACTGCAAATGATACTTCTTTATTAAATGCCTTTTGAATTGGTTGTGAAACTTTAGTTATTGCTAATAATTCATTACTATCATTATATAATCCTATTTCTGTTATATAACATTTAGGATCATTAATAAAAGTTTTATGTCTTAATTCACCTAATGAACCAGTAGTAAATGTATAATTGTTACTATAATTATATTCTGCATTTTTAACTCTTACAAAATAATAAGTAGATGATATTTCTTCTTCTGATCTTGCAATAAAAGCATGATCAGAATTAATTGCTGCCGCACCTGATATAGATGTAAATATTTTCATTACATTATCACCTATAGCATTACTTCCAGTAACAGTATTAAAATGAAGTGCACTGTCAAGTTTTGTTCCACTTAATACTATAATTCCTTTTTTAGGATAAAATAATCCATAATGAGTGGTGGTAGCATATATTCCATTTGCTATCGATCCACTTACCACATAATAATATTCACTTTCTGAAGTATCAATTGAACTAGTAGAATTTAAACTATAATCAACTAATGATATTATTTCATTACTTGCACTAACTTCTATATTACTACCAGTAAAATCTTCGTTATCATATGCACTGCCACTTAATTTAGCAAGATGTAATTCCCAATTTCCAGGGTTTATTTTATCTTTCATTCGTTCTCGTTGCACTGCAATAGTATATATTTTATTAGATGTTGTACTATCACCAAATGTGAATAGTTCTGTAGCAGAATCATTTAATGAAGTATTATATTGAGAATATATAGCTTTAGTTGGATAAGTATAATTATTATGAATTGATCCACTTCCGTATTTATGCCCAAATGCTAATGAAAATTGTACTTCAGAATCATCATCTGTAGTTGCTAAATTATAAGTATCTAAATAATATCTTTTTTGTGCTGCTGTTTCTGCTGACGAAGTAAAAAACGTAATTAATGAACCAGTATTATCTGACCATAATCCAGTAGTAACAGTTAATTTTTGATCTGTTACTATATCATCTACAATATTAAAATAAGAAAATATTTTACCTGAATTAGCTGTGGTATTTCTATTTGTTATTTCATTTATTTGTTTATTTACTTCATTATTAATAATATTAATAACATTAGGATCATTTAATGGATAAGTTTGCCCATATGGTACTGATCCTTGTGGTGTACCAGGAGTAATCGGAGGATCTACAAATGGAACCCCAGGGGTAATTGGATTAATAGGCTGAGGAACAGGATTTATTGGTGTATTTCCAGTTGTATTATTTGTTATTGCCATAATTTTTATTTTTTATTTTTATAAAGTAGGATCTATTGTTGCTACTTCTGTTTTCTTAACTGTTAAATTAACAACTTTTCTTCCACCTGTTTCATTACCTATAATAGTAATAGTTGCTATACTATCTTTATATGGTTGATTTTTTGCTACTACTTCAAATGCAAATCCCACAACTGCAACAGATGTAGGTGACATATTTTCATTAATTGGCATACTTGGTACAGAATTTGGAATCGCCTTTCCAGCAGCAGGATTAATATAAGCCGTATCAGAATCACTAAGTATTGCAGTATATCCAAATGTAGAATTTCCATTTGCAAAATTACTTGTATTAGGAGTAATTATTGCACTATCACCTGGAGCAGTTAATTCTATATTAGTTGATGAAACAGTAATTACAGGTATTCTTGTGGTTTTCTTACTAAGAGTAACTAATTTATATTTCATCATTTGTGATTCATCTGGAACTGCTTCTAATATTGGTAAACTTTCAATTGCTATACCATAATAATCAGTTCCCATGGGATGGGTTACATTCCATAAACTATAATCTATTTCAGAATCACCTAATGCAAATTTTGTTATTTTAAATGCATTTTTACCTTTTGCCAAAAGTGAACGGCCTTTTTTTGTAAGAATTGCATCCGCCGAAATTGTTGAGTTTGAGAGATATGCCATATTATTTGTCTCCTATATTGTTAAATTTATTATTCATAATTTTTCTATTTTATATAATTAATTTTTCCAAGACCTAAGAACTTCCATTGTTTCATAGATACTTTTATTAAATTCTAATTTTTTCTGTTTATTTACATGTATCGAAGTATGGCATTTTCTACATAAATATATTAAATTATATTTATCATCATTCTTTTTATCTTTATCTATATGATGTAAACATAAATCATTTTTTCTTCCACATCGATAACATCTACTACTTTGTCTTTTTAATAAATATTTTCTATAATTTTTATCACCAAATTTATAAGTATATTCACTTGTATTATTTGGATTATATAAATAATGATTTTCTCCTGACATGATTGCTATTCTTTCATCAGTAAATTTTGTTAATCCTTTATTCCAAACATCTGGATAAATACCTAATTCTTTTTTATGATTTTTTGTAATATTTGATTTAGTACTTATTCTTAAATATATTTCTTTAACTTCTTTTTTAGAATAATTATTTGTATAGTGTCTTTTAGATAAAATACCTAATTTAGCCTGTTCCCTTTTGGTTTTAGTCATTTTATCTGTAGATTCTTTTAATTTATCTGGATTGTTTTTTAAATATAATGTTCGACTAATTGATAATTTCTTTTTTTGTTCTTCTGATATTTTTTTAATTCCTTTAGTAGCTTTAGATACGCTTTTACTAATTTTATTAATTATCTGTTTATATTCATCTGAATCTTTATCATATTTATGTTGCCAAAATCCTCCACCAGTATGTCCTAAATGATATTCATTTATTTTATATTTATTAATTTTTACATTTTTATCACATCCACACTTACATTTTGGTATTTTATTATTTAATATATATTCAAGAACATAATCATTAACAGTAATATCATGTTTTATTCGTAAATGTCTTGATAATCCTTCTTTACGTTTAAAAGATCTATTACAAATTAAACAAGTTATATTATTTTTATCTACTAATGAATACGACATATTAATTTTATTGATTTAAATTAAATTTTTCACCAAAACCTCCCAATATTTTTACTAATGTTGGTAATTTTGCTTTATCAAAATCTGTTTTATTTATTATTTTAGAATTATATAAATTTTTCAATTTTTCTGCAGATTTTTTACTAATTTTTGTTCCTTCAACAGTTTTAGATGATCCAGATATAACCATATCTAATTGTTTACTTAAAGGCATTCTTGCTTCGTTTAATAATTGAATTTCTTCTTTTATAATTGCTTTTAATTGTGATTTTTTCATTTAAATTATTTTTTATATATTATAATTATTTTATTTTTAAATTTTTTAAAGAATATCAAAGTTTCCTTCCAACCCATATTCAGTAGTTATTAATTCTCCTGAATCATCAATTATTATTTCAACTGTTGGTTTATTACCTGGTATATCATTATTAACTACATTTACATCTGAAGAAGAAACTTTACAACCTGCATATTTTAGATTATATATACTAGTAGGTAAATAATCTTGTACTTTTGCTGCTTTATATGAACTTGAATAATATTGTGTTTTATAAGCATGTAATGAACTTGAATAAAAATATACTATTTCTTTTTTATATTTAGAATCAAATGATTCGGATGCATTTGCTTGAACAAAATCAATTGTATAAGAACCAGTTGTCATAACTAATGCTCCACTACTTGTAATAAATAATAATTCTTCAAATATATATTGTGAACCAGAGAAATAATTTTTATCATCTATTGAACCAGTTAATAAACTTATTGCAGTAGAAATAGATGCTATTGATCCACTTATTTCAGCATTATAATAAGGTAAACTTCCTGATATTGTATAAAGATCTCCTTTTGGTATATGAATATCATGTAATATATTTTCTCTTGAAGGAGCATGCGTTCTAATTCTATTTCTTTCAAGTATATTAGGTTCAACTAATAATCCAAGTATTTTATTAGATCTTTCTAATAAAGTTTGATTTATTTGATTAAATATAGAAAAATCATATAATTTAAATAATCTAATATATTGAGCAAAATTATTTTTATCTTCATATTTTTTCCAATATTCTTCAGCAAAGAATTTTAATTTAGGATAAGAAGATTGATATATGGATAATGGATCACCTATATAATCATCTATTCTAAAATATCCAGCATGTTTAAATATATCTTCATTTATTATATTTTGAGGAGAAAAATAAATTCCAATTCTATTATTATTAGTATTATCTAAATTAGTATATGTATTATCAACTGATACATTTTTATCTAATATTAAATAATCATATGAACCCGTATCACTATCAATAATAATTCTATCTGAAAATATACTTCTATTACCTATACTTGGATTAGGAATATAATGTGTTTCATTTATACCTGTAAAATTACTTTCAGAAAAATTATAAAAAGAAGCACTTAATGATGTACCATTTACTAATGTGGATTTAGAATAATCAGGATGTTCAGATGCTACTGATGTTGTAGTATTTAAATTAAATTTATCAATGAATGGTATTCTTAATGATAAATCATAAAACGAACCTGTATTATTATCTGCATTATATGAATGGGGAGAAAGAACATGATCTACAAAAGTACTATCTAAAAGTGATTTATTCCAATATCTTACTTCTTGTAATATAAATCTATTTAATGACCCAGTATGACCAAATCTTAAATTAGATCCTGAATCCCATGATTCACCTGATCCTGTTGTAAAAGATCCACTTAAATTAGTAACAATTTTACCATATTTAGATTGCTTAACATATACATTTATAGTATCATTATCAGCAGTTTGATCTTTCTCAAATAAAAATGATAAATATTCATTATTATATCCACTAAAATCCTCAATTATTATAGATGAAGATACTGAAGAAGAATATATTAAATTACATTTTTCTGTATTTGATCCTGTTTTTTGTAATTCTATTATCATATCTTATACTGAGGATGTTGATTCAAATAATACTTCATTTAGGATATTACTATATCCATAGCTATAATTTGGTTTTAATCTAAATTCTAATGCTTCAGGATATTCACTTGTTTGTTGTACTGTTCCCCAAGTTAAATCTACATATGAACTTGTCATAGCATTAAAATCTAATCCATATTTAAAACTTTCATCTTGATATTTAGGTTTTGTATTATCATCTATTGAAGATTTACCAAATTCTTTTATTTTTAAAATGGTATCTGGAATACCATAACATGATAATAATGCTTGAACACTTTTCTTAGTTCCTTTTGATTTTAATATATACGGAAGATTATTAATGATTCTTTTCCATATTTCACCTGTTATTTCAATTTTATTTTTAGATTCTAAACTACTATTCCAAGACGTTGGATTACCAGTTGTATCAGTTCCTAATATATAATCATATAATTCACTTGAATTTAAATTTGAATCTAATTTCCAACCAAACATTTCACTTAAGGATGATAATAATTGTATTGATGTACCATCTTTTGGATGTTGTTCATTTGAAAAGATACTTCCAAGTTCTTTTATATAAAGCCAAATTAAATCAAAATGTTGTCCTATCATATTCATAAATAATAAGAAACTTGTATTTTCTGAATCTGATTTTATAAATTCAGGGATATATGTAATTAAACTATGAATATTATCTCTATCATATACAGAAGCAGAATCATATAAAGCATTATAATATGTTATAGCTTCTGAAGATGTTGTATGATATAATACATTTGTTAATGATGCCGTTACTGTTAATGTTGTATTTTCATCATTCGGTAATGCATATGTATCATTCCATGTTTCTAATTTATTTTCCCATGTTCTTGTGCTTGTACTTGCATATTTAGGCCATGATACATATGAACCAGTTACATGAGTATATAATGAACCGCTTGTATTATAATATAAAAATTCTTCAAAGTCATCAAGTGAATTTAAAACATCATTTCTTTTATTATATGTTTCTTGTATATTATTAGGTATTATAGAACCTGATATATTAGTTAAATCATATATTTCAGTTTCATATTCTTCTAATTCTTGTAATTTATATTTAAAATTAAGAACTCTTTCTTTAGCAGAACTAAAATGAATAAAGTTATTAAAATCATTATATTGAATATTTAATTGTATTCCATCGAATTGTCTATTAAGAATTTCATCTAAAACACTTAATTTAGTACCAAGTAATGTATTCCAATTTTTTAAGTCAGTTGCTATACTTATATTTTCATTTACATTAATATCAAAATTTGGATGTAATATAATATTTTCTTCTTCGGATTTTAATTCTTCTAATATAAGAACTTTATCTGTAAAAGGATATGATATTTCATAATTTAACCAACATTCATTATTTATTTCTATTTCATTAGTTATATCTTTATATGTTTTAATATAGATTTTTTGATTATTTCTTATTTCTATATTAATAATTTGATAGATTTTATCATTACCAAGATTTAATATTAAATCTTTTATGTTATTATTTATTAATAATTTAAGATAAGTTAAATCCAATGGAATTGTTGATTTTAATTCAATTTCATTACCAATAATTTTTCCTATATATAATTTGTTTAAATTATAAGAACCAACTATATTTCTTAAGAAGTTTAATGTAAGTTTAAATTCTCCTCTTGTAATTTGTAATTCTGAAAATATCTTTTTAATATCTATATTAATACTATTAAGTCCGTTATTTTTATTTATATTTTCAGTCCAATATAATTTTAATAAACTTTGTTTAGAAGTTATAATAGAATTATTTAAATCATATAAATGAAATTCTATTATATCATTATTATCTAATCCGAAATCAGTATTATATGATTGTCGATTAAATAAATTATAATCATTATCATTATATCTTGTTTTATTTTTTATCATTTTAATAACTTACGGTTTTCGCACGCAAATCCGTATTTTTATATTTTACTTCAAATATACTTGGATCTCTTGCAGGATATATTACTCCATTTTGAGTAGCACCATCTATATCATATATATTACCAGAATACCCATCGTCTTTATTGTATAAATTATAAAAATTAATTTTAGCTATTGATTGGATACCTTCAACTAAATTCAATTCTTTATATACATCTGAAATAATTATAGGTTGATTTATTTGCCATTTATCGGTATCAAAATAATCTTTTAATTTTTTAATACAATTTAATAATACTTCATTAGAATTATAATTTCTATAAGTTATAATTTCAAAATCAATACCTATATTAATAATATATGCATTTTTAATTATAATTGTATCAGTTAACATTCTATATTCAGCTAAATAATTTTTTAAATTTAATTTTGTAGCTAAATTTAAATTAGTAAGTCTTTTATTATTATCATATCCAAGAGTATATAAATTTAATGTAAATGTACCTGTATTTTCAGTTTGATTTCGTATATCATAATCTTTATCAACATATGCTTTAGCAATTGAACCGTATTTAGGAGGTAATGAATAACATCTAATTATATAATCATCTCTTGTAACTACTCTATTTTGTGAAGCAAAGTTTGCAATAGCATTATTTCTTATTTCTTCTATTGGTTCATAATTCTTAGCACCAACTGCAGGAGCATTATTAATAACTGCTACTGAATTTTTAACAGTAGTTAATACACTTGAATCCACACTATCATCATAATCATTATATGCTATACTGTCAACTTGATTTAATGTATTAGCAGGTACATTATCTTCCAATCCATTACTTGTTATATATCGGATAGTTAATGTAGTATTGGAAGGAGCTATGCCATATGTTTTAGTATATAAAAAATTAGAAGGATCTATTGTATAATCAACAGCAGTATTTATAGCACTTAATGAATTACCAATATTATTTGGATTTGGAATTATTTCTTCATCATATTCAGAAGATATACCCGAACCAAATTGAATTTCAAGTTTATTATCTTTATTAAATCTTGTAATAAATTTTCTTGATGTTTTAGTTGTCTTTAATAAATAAGGTGTTTCATTATAATATTTATATGTATCAGGATCATTTGTCTTAAGATTAGCTACTGATTGAAATATTGTAGTTTGTGCTAAATAAGGTACTTCATACCATTTATTATTATCTGAATCATATATATCTAATATAGAAATTATATCTGTACTATTTAAAATTATTTTATCATATGGTTTAGGATTAGTAAATTTAAATGTAGTAGTATTTAATTTACCTGATGTTGCCTTTGTTTTTTTATTTACTAAATAATATAAAGGTTCTCCTGATCCATCTGATGAATAAACTGTTGTATCCGTTTCATCCCAAGAAGATGAAAAATTAAAATCAATTACATTTTCTGTTCTAAATTTAACATCTGCATATGTACTACTTCCTATTGTAGCATTTTCTTGTATCTTTAATGCATATCTCCAATCTGGATGATTATTATTACCCGAACTTATAGCAGGTAATAATTGATATACATCTAATTCAACAGTAGAAGGTACTTTATTTTTTGGTTTATACCCAAGGAAATAAGCTAAAGGAAGAACGTTTTTTCTTTCTTCTGCATATTGCATAAAATGTTCTTTGAATTGAGAATCTAATTGATAAGTAAGAATATCTCCGATATATGCTGCCATTTCAATAAATAACATTCCAGGATCTGTCTCATTAAAATCATTATATAGATTAGGAAAATATGTTTTAGCAAAATTAATAAGATTTGTTCTATAGGTAGAAAAATCCTTATTTAAATATGTTATATTTTTTTTTATTTCAGCCATTATTAATTTTACCTTTAATTGTTTTATTTTTATGCATTTCTTTTATTTCCTATTGCATCACCATAAGATAATGATAATGGTAATAATTTATTAATAGGTAAATCAATTGATATACATTTTACTTTCATTTTTGGATCAACTAATACACCTGATAAAAATCTATGATGTCCATCTATAATAAAATTATCTTTACTTATAATAAAAAATGTTTTATTTTCCGTAA